TAGAAGAGTATTGTGAGAAAGCAACACAATACTATAAAGACAAAGGGTATTCACATACTCCATTACATGCTCAACTTTCTTTTTATCAAGAGAGTGATGTTAACACACTTGAAGAAGCAATCAAGTGGGATTTGTATGGTGAGTATTCTGATTGGTACAAAGACACAAATGGTTTTAGACCTAGATTTAATTTTAGAGAATACTCTATTGAAGAATTGAAAAAAATGATTGACGACCAATACGATGCGTATTGCAGACATATAGAAGCAGAAAAAAGAACTGAACAAAAGAATTGGAAAAGATATCGTCAAAGAATGATACAAGAGTCAAACTACTTTGGTATCTCACTCAAAGAAAGAGTTGAAGAAGATATTAGAAAATCAGATGTTATGTACGGAGACAGTGGTAAAGTAGATTTAGGATACTACTGTTTTAAATTCGGTTTACCTAGTTGTAAAAAATATATTATCGCAAGAGTATTAGAACAAAAACTTAAATACGAATACGGTGATGCGTTAGTTGAGGTAGAACCAATATAATGTTAGGACTTGTTTTTAAAACAAACGAACAAGGAGACGAACTCCTTCGGGCTCATCAAGACGAACCTATGTCAAGTAGGTGGGTCATTAAAAGGAAAAGTGGTGAACTCATTCAGTTGAATGCGTTTCATTATCGTTATAAAGATGCAGAAAAAATATTTGATAGTGACTAATTTTATCTTGACAATTTGGACTGCGTCAGTTATAATAGGTGTTTTATATTTAATTGGAGTAATATAAATGAGTGAAGATTGGAGAATGGATAGTGATGAAAGAGTCTATCTAAAAGATTATTTCAGTGATAGAAAAAGTATTCCTTATTCTAAGTTTCAGTTAGATTATCCTGATGCGGTAAATTCTAAGTCTTGGGGTAGAGAGAAACCACTGTATTGGAGTTCTTACAAAAGAGTATTAGACCAATTAGAAGAAGACCAATGGGTACTTGATGTTGGTTGTGGTATCAATCCACTTAAATACTTTCATAAGAAAACTTACGGTATTGATATTACTGATGTTGGTTCTGACGAACAAGTTGCAATCGAAGATTTTGAAAGTCCTAAAAAGTTTGATGTTGCAATCTGTTGGGGAAGTATTAACTTCGGATACTATCAACTGATTGAGAAACAAATAGAAAAACTTGCGTCAGTAATGAACGATGAGAAGTCAGTTATCTATTGGAGACTTAATCCAGGCATGGCAGACCATGTTGATGAAAGATGTCAGAACATAAACTTCTTTCCTTGGTCAAGTGAGTTGATGTTTGAGTTTGCAAAGAAACATCGTTATACAATTACAGAATTACTTCCCGATGAAAACAGAATATATTGTAAGTGGGAAAGGGGAACTGAACATATGTGTAATTCGGGAATTTACGAACCTAAATTTATGTACGGAGAAGAGTAAATGGAAGAAATGAGTTATACGGGATACCTTCTAATGTTTTGCATTATGAGTTTTTCGTTGATACTTTGCACCATTCTTTTTCAACAAGATAAAAGAATAAAGACTTACAGACTATCAGAGTTGACAAAAGATAGAAAAAAAGTATCTGTATCTAATGTATACGATAAACAAAAGATTGTAGAATATACTGAGGGAGATAATACATGAATATATTTTATTTAGATAATCACACGCACAGATGTGCAAAACAACATTGTGATAAACATGTTGTCAAAATGATTATTGAGTATGCACAACTATTGTCTACTGCACACCGTGTCATAGACGGTATTGAATATACTGACCTTTCTAAAAATGGTCGTAAAATTAAAAGGTGGAAAATGGTAAAGAACTCCAACATGGAAGAAACTCTTTACAAGGCCGCAATGGTCAATCACCCGAGTGCAGTCTGGGTCAGACAAAGTTCTAGACATTATCAATGGTTGTACCGTCTCTTTATGTGGTTATGTGTTGAGTATACCTATCGTTATGGTAAGATACATTCTACGGAAAGATTACTTGGAGACTTACTTGGATATACTCCAAAGGGATTAAAAGACAATGGGTTTACCGAACCACCACAATGTATGCCTGACTACTGTAAAGTAAAAGGGAATGCAATCGAAGGATACAAGAACTACTATATCAATGAGAAACAGTATTTCGCAAAGTGGACAAAACAAAAAGAACCCGAATGGTACACCGAAGGTACGGGAACATATAGTTCATATGCCAGTTAAGTTCTTAGAACTCGATAGAGTCGATGTAGTCCGCAAACTCGTGGACAACATAGTGGACATCGAGTTCATCAAAGAAAAGGACGTACAACTCAGGAAAATGCGTTGTACACTAATGGATACAGAAATACCTGATGATAAAATGCCTAAGTCGGAAATGTTATGGAATTATCAGGACACCGATAAAGTCATTAAAGTCTTTGATTTAGACCTTCAACAATGGAGAGCATTCCGTCTTGAGAATGTGACTCGATTTGACATTTCTTGTTGACTCGTGTATAATGGCTAACATAAACTAGAAGAGGTGTACGTATAAATATGATTAGAGAACCATTTGTGAGAAAGAAAAAAGTATATAAGAAGAACCCCGCCCCATTTGAATGGGAACATGGTAGTTATAATGCTGGTGAAATAATAAATGATGCATGGGTGTATTATGATTACTTTGGAGAAGATGAAAATCCCGAGAAGAATAGATTTGAAGAAAACACTCAGAAGTTTAGTTGGTCACTTATTGATGAAAAGTACAACGAATATAGAAGTCTTATTCTAACACCAAAGTACGTAAAGATACTCATGAACGAAACGGGTCTGTCTGACCAAGAAGTGAAAGAGTATATTTGTAATGTAATCTGTAAGGAAGACAATGACAAAGTCCGAGAAAGAAACAATCAAAAAGCAAAAGAAAGAAGAGAACGCAACGGAAGATAATTTTCTTACTCGTAAGAAATTTACCGCAATGGTTCTTGAGTCTGTACAAAGAGACAACCATTCTTATATAGATGCAATCGTACATCTATGTGAAAAGAATAACATTGAGATAGAAGATATTAAGAAGTATATCTCTCCCGCAATCAAAGACCATTTAGAAGCAGAAGGAATGAGTCTGAATTTACTACCCAAAGGTAATACATTATTTTAAAAATTATACTTGACAATACTTGTATAAATAAGTATAATACACAACGATTTATATTATGAATAAAGTGGACAAACAGAAGACAAATAATACGGAGTATACAAATGTCATTTGAAAACTTGAAGACCAATCGCACCGATGTCTCTAAACTAGTTTCTGCAGTGCAAGAAGCTACTGGTGCAACAACCCAAAAGAAATCTTACGAAGACGAAAGATTTTGGAAACCCACAGTAGACGAGTCTGGTAATGGTTATGCCGTTATTAGATTTCTACCCGCAGGCGAAGGTCAAGAACTTCCTTGGGTAAGGTACTTTGACCATTTCTTTAAAGGCCCTACTGGACAGTGGTATGTAGAGAAGTCTCTTACATCTATTGGACAGAAAGACCCACTCGGAGAACTGAATTCTAGATTATGGAACTCAGGTATCGAAGAGGATAAAGAAACTGCAAGGAAACAAAAAAGAAGATTGCACCACGTTGCAAACATTCTAATTGTTTCTGACCCCGCAAACCCTTCCAACAATGGTAAAGTATTCCTTTACGATTTCGGAAAGAAAATCATGGATAAAGTCATGGACGTAATGCAACCGCAATTTCCAGGCGAAGAACCCGTGAACCCTTTCGATTTTTGGAGTGGTGCGGACTTTGAACTTAAGATTACTAATGTCGCTGGTTATAGAAACTACGATAAATCTTCTTTCAAACCAGTGAGTGCATTGTACGATGCAGATGAAACTAAACTAGAAGCAACTTATAACTCTATGTTTGATGTTGCAGAGTTTGTTGACCCAACTAACTATAAAACTTATGACGAGTTAAAACAGAGATTATCTGTTGTTCTTGGAGAAGCAGTTGGTGAAGGTTCAACTCAGAAAATGGAAGACTTAGGTAAGACTGCAGAAGCAGTAGAACCAAAGGTTGCAGAAACCCCAGTGGTTGCACCAAGTACTCCAGAGCCAGAAGTTGCGTCAACTGAGTCTGACGATGAAACTTTGAGTTATTTCGCTAAACTTGCGAATGACGAGTAAGTACTTAATTTAAAAACAAGA